ATTCTTGGCGTTGATCAGGTCGACGACTTCCTTCAGCACGACGGGGATCGTGTTGTCGTCGTAGGTGTCCTTCGCCCCGGACGTGCCGGGGTCGAGGACGTGTTTGCTGTCGAACTGCGTGGTCATGCGCCGCCCCTATTAGCCAGCCGAGACGGTCAGCGTGCCGAGGTTGTTCCAGACCTGCCCGCTGACGTGCGGATCGCTCGTCGGTGGGATGATAACGGTGCCGAACGTGCCGGTCGCTCCGGTCGCTCCGGTCGGGCCGGTGACGCCGGCAGCGCTCGGGCCGGTTGCACCAGTGGGGCCCGTAGCGGTGCCGGTCGGACCGGTAACGCCTTGCGGACCCGTACCTGTCGGGCCGGTCATGCCGGTCGGGCCACCCGCGGGACCAGTGAGGCCCTGCGCGCCAGTCGGGCCGGTCGCACCAGTGCCAACGGCACCGGTCGGGCCGGTTACGCCGGTCGCTCCGACTGGCCCCTGCGGTCCTTGAAGACCGTTAGCCGGACCGGTCGGGCCAGTCGAACCAGCAGAACCGGTCGGACCAGTAGCGCCTTGCGATGGACCCGTCGCTCCAGTAACACCGGTCGGTCCTGTGGGGCCACCGATACCGCCGGCGTTGATCGCATCGACCGCCTGCTTGAGCACCGGGCCCAGCATGTTGCGGTCGTAATTTTTAGACGACAGGATCGTCATGGCTCTCTCCCGAAAGTCGGTTCCTATCTCGTACGGCGCGACCTCTTAATGCCGTGTTACCGTGGCGGTAATCACCCCGGACCCGGCGAGATCGGCAGTGCGTTCGGACCCTTCATGTTGCCCACGAGCGCGGTCTGCGGCCCCATGCCGCCGGCGGCGATCTGTCCGTGCTGGTCGCCTTGCGACTGGCGCGCAGCGTGATCCATGCTCGGATTGTTCGTGTGCCCCGGTGCGCCACCGTTCGGTGCGGGCTCGCCGCCACCTTCCGGGAGTGTACCGATATGCGTGGGCATGCCCTCCGGCATGTGCGCGTGCGAAGCGAGGAGACCCGCGGTCAACTCGGTGGCAATCCGGGAAACGCCCGCCTGCACGCCCTTCTGCACGCCCTCTTGGACTTGGTGATCGAGATCACCGCCGGCCTGTTGCTGCGCCTGCTCGGCCTGCACCATCTTGTCGATCTCGTCCTCCGGCGGCACCACATTCTCGCCGTCCAGACCGATGGTCGTGGACACCGAGCGCAACACCGTGGCGCGGCCCTTGATGCCCATGATCTTCATGTCGGTCGGGTTGTTCGTCGTCGACAGGAACTCAATCTGGCGCTGGCGCAGCGTCTCGCGCTGGACGGCGACGTTGACACCCTGCACCGTGATCCGCTCCTCGCCGGTGAGAATGCCGGTCGTGTCGGTCAGCATGATCAGGTCGCCAAGCTGCAACAGCGCTGGCTCCATCACATCGCGGTCGATGTTGGCGCTCACCGTCTGCAAAATCTTGCTCGCGTTGCCCATGAGCATGGCAAGCCCGGACGCCGTGCGGCCGGCGCCGCCGCCGCTCTGGCCACCGACGTATTTCGGAATGGCCGACACGTCATCGGAAATCTCGACGAATTTCTCATACACCGCAATGAGTTGCTGCGCGTTCGACTGTGGCTGGAAGAAGCTGATCGGCGGCTGCGAGCGGCCGGCATTCGACGGATCGTTGTTCGTGTGCCAGCGCTTCCACGGGTACATCTCCTCGCTGTTCTCGTCGACCGATAGCCGGTCATCGTCGATCACGACCTGCGGGCCGGATGCGATGGACAGGTTATTGATCAGCGCGCGCAGCGTGGCGTTCGCGCTCTCCTGCAAGTCCTGCAAGAGATCAGTCAGGCCGTTGCCAACCGGCGTGCCGGGCACCTTCTCGAACGAGGTAATGAAGTACGGATGGCGCTGCCGAGGCGACGGCGACAGGTGCGCCTTGATCACGTGGTTGCCAATGCACCACGCCTGCACGCTGTAATCGCGCAGATCATCTGGCACGGCGAGACCATAGTCTTGAAGAACGCGCCCTTGCACGTTCCCATTGAACTCCATCATGGAAATCATGCCGGACCGGTTCCACGCCGGGTTCTCGCGGCTCTCTAGCGCAGCGCGCTCGGCGTCGGTTGTGTCCCAGTTGTCGTAGAGGCCGCCACGGCCATACTCGTCGAGCACGGCGCGAATTTCGTCGTGGTCGTAGCCCGGCAGATCGAGCAGATCGTTCAACTCGGCGCGTGTGATGCGCAGCTTCTCGATGACGTTGGCGTTCTCGATATCGGCCACGCCCGGCGTCCACCAGAGATCGAACGGCGACACCCGGCACCACGTCAGCCGCGGCTTGTGCTGCACCGTCGGCTTCCCGCCGACGGGCGGCCACGTCACCTCCGGGATGACCTTGACGACCGGTCCCTTGATGCAGGCGAACGGGAACACCGGCATATCGACCAGAAACTCAGCGAGCGCGTGGTAGAAGCCACCCACCCGCAGAATGTCCTCGATCTTGTCCTCGCTGGCGCGCGCCTGCTGGGCTGCCTTCTTTTTGGCGGCGTCGCGCGCGGCTTCAAGCAGGGCGTCTCGGCGGTCGTCCACCTTGGCGGGGTCCGGTGGCTGGCCCAGTTGCTGGGCGACCATCTGGGTCTCACCCTCGATCAACTGGTTGATACTGTTGAGGATATTCGGCGGAACGTCGGGATCGGACGACGGACGCACGGACCATGGGCGATCCTGCCCGAGGTAAATATCCCGCAGTAGCGACGACGCGGCACGGCACTTCTGCGCGATCAGGCGCGCGAAGACCTCGGTGCCACCCCACTTCCGGATTTCCTGCAATTTCTGGGCATCGTACTGGCCGTTGAATGTCCGCAGGGCGGCGAGCATGCGGTTGCTCCAGCCGGCCGATGTGTTGCGGTGGTTGCGGAAAATCTCGTACTGGCCCTTGATATAGCCGATCAACTCGACCGGCGCGGGCTGCTGCTGTTGCTGCTGCGACGCCGCGGCCTTATCCTGCGCCTGCTGCTGAAGCTGCTGCTCCAGCGCGGCGGGAGGAATGACCTGAAGAACGCCTGCCTGTCCGAGATTTGCCATGCCGGGCTTTGCCTTTGTGCCCCGATAGAACCTTAAGGGCCTTAACGCGCCTTTAATGGGGCGCTGATCTTGTAAAACAGAACCCACGATGGTACAGACCGCAAATGACCACCGCTCCCACCGTGCTGCCGCCCGCTCCGGCCTTGGACGAACCCATGCTGGTGAAGCTGGCGCGCGATGTGGTCATGAATATACACGACCTTCACGTCGTCCTGTCGCGGTACCAACTGACGCAGAGCCAGTACGACCTGTACGTCGCCGCCAATCCGTTCTTCCGCAAGATCGCTGATCAGTTCCGCATCGAGTGGGAAGGCGTCGCATCGACCTCGCAGCGGATGAAGATCAAGGCGCAGGTCGCGCTGGAAGAGAACATGTCGACGCTCGCTGCGCGCATGGGGAACAAGGATGAAGACCTCGGCAAAGCGACGGAAACCGCGAAGCTCTTCGCCCGCATCGCAGGCGTCGAAGCCGGAGACAAGTTCGCGGGCACCGGCGAAAAAATCGTCATCGAAATCAACCTCGGCGCCGACGAAAAAATCAAGTTCGAGAAAGAGGGGGAGGCCACCGCTCCCGTTATCATCGACGGAACGGTTACAGAGGAAACGAGCACAGCAGCGCGCAACGTCGCGACGATACCGTCTGACGCCTAAAGGCGTGGCGAACGATCTTCGTTACCGAACATCGGCTTGGCGCGCTGACGCAGTGGCGCGCTACAACCGGTCGCTCACCAAACACGAGTGCGACCGCCGGTATGATCAATCCGCCAAAGGCCATGAGCGCAGAAGGAAATACAACCGTGCCCGAACCGAAAGACGACGCACAGCGTCTGCATGACGCTATCGAGATCATCCGCAAGAAGAACGCGGAGATCAACGACCTCAATCGCACCATCACCCAAATCCGTCGCGACAACGACACTTGTGAAGCGATCCGGAAGGAGATTTGGGGGCTGGCCGCACACTCTCCGGAGCCGCCAGAATGGATACAGGGGCGCGGCGTGCGCAACGGCTCGCGCGGCGGACCGATCACCATCTGGTCGGATATCCACTACGGCGAGGTCGTCAACCCGGACGAGATCAACGGCGTCAACGCCTTCAACAAGAACATAGCTGCCAAGCGCATCCACCGACTCGTCAACACCACGGTCGACCTCGCGTTCAACCACATGGGCCGCGCCAAGACGACCTACCCGGGCATCGTTATCTGTCTGGGCGGTGACATGATCGGCGGTGACATTCACGAGGAACTGCTGGCGACGAATGACCGCACGCCGCACCAGTCGGTCAACGACCTCACAGACCTACTGGCTGGCGGCATCGAGGAGTGTGCCAGCAAGTTCGGCAAGGTCTTCGTGCCCTGCGTCGTGGGCAACCACGGTCGCAACACCAAGAAGATGCGCATGAAGGGGCGCGTCTTTACCAACTTCGACTGGTCGATCTACTGCAATCTGGAGCGCTCCTTCCGCAAGGACCGGCACGTGCAATTCTACGTGCCATCGCAGGCGGACGCCGCGTTCCAACTGTACGGCCACCGCTACCTTCTCACCCACGGCGATAGCCTCGGCGTCAAGGGCGGCGACGGTATCATCGGCGCACTGGGCCCGATCATGCGCGGCACGCTCAAAGTGCACCGCTCCGAGGCGCAGATCGGCCGCGACTTCGACACGCTGGTGATAGGCCATTGGCACCAATACATCACTCTCCCCGGCCTCGTCTGCAACAACGCGCTCAAGGGGTACGACGAGTACGCGATGCTCCAGCTTCGCGCGCCGTACAGCCGACCTTCACAGGCGCTGTGGTTCACTCACCCGGAACACGGCATCACGGCTCACTGGCAGGTCTACCTCGAAGGCATCCAGCACGCGCAGGATAGCAAGACTTGGATGAAGTGGGCCGCCTAGCGGAGACCAGCAATGGCGGGCCTGAAGTACACAGCACCGGCGACGTGCGCGCGGTTCATGAAGTCCGACGCGTTCGGCCGGATCATCACCGGCCCGGTCGGCTCCGGGAAGACGACCGCGTGCATCATCGAATTGCTTCGGCGCTCGACCGCGCAGGCACCGGGCAAGGATGGCAAGCGCTGGACGCGGCACGCCATCGTGCGCCAGACGCT